CCCAAGTAATGAATATTATTTTTAAATTGTCTTTTGTGGAAGTGTCCAGAGAACACATATTCCTGTGCAACAAAATCACTACCTTTCAATTCTCCTGTGTCAGGCATTTCAACCATTGCATTCATAAAAAAATTAGGCAGTTCAAAATGTCCGAACATATATTTGCACTTCATCTTGCCAACCTTTTTCCATTCATTGCCAACGAGCCAAGGAACCATTACAACATCATCAATCTTTGTAATTTCATTTACCATTGTTATGCCTGGAATAAATCTTCCGAATTCAGTTGACTGAATATCTCTGCTGTCCTTGTAATATAAATCGTGATTGCCTGGAAAGAAATAAAATTTGTCGAACGCCTTTCCTATTTTTTCTAAACTTCTAATAGAAGCATCCATTGTGGTTATGTTCACACTGTTTCTGTTGTGATGCCAGTCACCACAAAACATTCCTGTTTCACAGCCATGCTGTTTCGCAAGGTCTATGTACCAGTCTATAAATTCTTCGCAATCGTCGTTGTGTAACTTTGAGTTGGATTTCAAACCAAAGTGTATGTCAGTAAAAACCGCTAATTTCTTGAACAAAATAATTCTCCTACTTGTCTACAGCATAAACTAAAAATGCTGTCGTGTCAACTACTTCTTCTTCTTTTTGGCAAATTTATTCTGGCTGGGTTTTGTTTTCGGATTTGAGTCTTGAGTCTGTCTAGTCATACTAGGCATCATGTCATTCATTTCTAAAATATCATCTCTTATGTTTTGATTTCTTTTTTCGATATTAATAATTCTTACAAATGAATTTGTAACCGCCGCTGTGTAATATGCAAATGGATTATTCGATTTGGATTCATCAAACTGCAATCCAATTTGTGCCAATTGTAAAATTGCCTGTCCTTGCATTTCATCGTTGTATGTGTAACCTCTCACGTTTCCTCTTGTGGCATATCTCTCACACAATTTCATCCACATACGTGCCAATTCGTTGGTGGCTTGTCCTGCCTCTTTGTTAAATTTACCGTTGTGCAATCCACCTTCCCAATGACTTTTGCCAATGCACACCAAATTTCCTTTACGATCATATTTGAAATGTTGGAATGGTGGGAAGTTCACTTTTTCTTTTTTATCAGCAACAGTTCTTGGATTTCGTTTTCGGCCAGGTTCATCCGGCACGTGTTCATAGGTCATAACCCTAAAGACCAAATCATCCTTTTGTATCTTACGGTAATCTATCTCGCATTCACTCAATTTAGTTTTAGGATTGACTTTTTTGCGTTGTTCGTAATCTATCTGCGTCAATTTCTTGGCTTTATTACGTTTTGCTTGGGCCACAGTCCTTATGTTAATCTTGTCTATATCTTTAACAATTAGGTCGTAATCTGAGTATTTGGCGTCTATAAAACTGCAATATGAACTTTTGGACTTGTGAATTTGATCTAAAAGGTCTTTATTATTAAGGTAATTTACTTTTTTCATTAATACTTTCTATTAGTTATCTCACAGTATAATATATGCACTTAATTTTGTCAATAAATAAATGTAAGGATTCAAAATGACAATAGATAAAAATTTAAAAAACGTACCCAAAGACCTAGTAGGTAAACTCAATGATGCCAAACCTGCCTTAGAGAAGTTGGGCAATACTATTGGCAATACAGTAGGCACACTAGCAAATAAAGTTACTGACTTCGCAACCAATTTTCTGGACATTGGAAAAAATAAAAGAATGAAAGGTGTGGTAAAAACAATCGCAAATGGAGTTGTAAATTTTGAGAAAAATGCAATGCCAATCGTTACCAATCCAGACGGAAATGTTGGAGCCAAGGATTGGAGAGTCAGCATTTCAGTACCAAGCAGGATACAGGAATATATGCAGGGAGGCTCACTTTTGGATCCATTGAAGAGAACCAATATGAGATGTATATTTCCATACACACCTACTGTATTAGTATCACACAGCGCCAATTATAATGCAATGCAACCATTACACACAAACTATCCTTACTATGCATATGAAAATTCACGTGTTGACCAAATAACAATCACAGCAGACTTTTTCGTGCAAAATGAAGCAGAAGCACAGTATTGGATAGCAATGGTTCATTTCTTCAAAACTGTAACAAAAATGAATTATGGCGGCACTGATCAAGACAGAGGTTTACCGCCACCTGTATGTAGATTAAACGGTTATGGTAATTATACATTTAACAATGTACCAGTGGTTATATCAAACTTTCAGTTTGATCTCAAAAAAGATGTAGACTACATTTCAACAGGATTGTCAGCAGGCGGTGGTAACATTAATGATGAAGTAGCATTGACTGGCAATAAAGGAACGGCATGGGCGCCGGCAGAAAGTTTAATTACAGTTGGCTTGATGCCACAATACAGCAGAACAAAACAAAACGAATTCAATTTAAGATCATTTGTAAAAGGTGAACACACTTTGCCTGGTAAGGACGGATTTATTTAATGACAGCGAAATATAGTGCAACAAGTCCTTATGGTGCAACAGGCTTCGATGCCGAAGACCATCTAGGTTATTTTAAGATTAGACCTATTCCACAACAGGCAGATGATTTCCTATACACTGTGGAACCACAGTACAATCACAGACCGGACTTGTTGGCATATGACTTATATAGTGACTCAAAACTATGGTGGGTGTTTGCACAAAGAAATATGGACGTATTGATAGATCCGGTTTATGATTTGATTCCTGGAACACAAATTTATATTCCTCAAGGACCGCAATTACGTTCTTTGTTGGGAATATAAAATGACCGGAAGAAAAAAAGCAAATAACGAATTCTGGAAAAAGAAACAATTCGAAAAAAAGAACAATTATGTTGACACGATAAAAAGAAATTATGATAGACGTGGAAACAAAATAGGTCCCAAAATAAATTCTGCCATATCTTATAATAATGAAGTTTCTCTCACAGGAGCAACTGCCGATATGAAAGGATTCAACAACAACGATTATGAGGGTGTTGTCACACAAACTCAGGAAGACAGTGATGAACAAAAAGTATTCAAAAGAGAATTAATTGAAAATCCATTACACAAATTTGCCACTGTAAATCATGTGATAACTTTGGCTGTGCTTGATGCACAAGAAATAAACTTTACCGGACTGGTGGTACGTAATGGACCTAAATATCCTGTGGCCCAAACAGCAGGAAGAGTTGGCAAAGATCCAACAGCATTTGGTCAAGCAGGATTGGATCTTGAAATATTGATTAACAATCTCACAGTAGATGCTGTGGTTTCGCCAAGTCCACAAAATCGTCACTCAATGGCAACCAACATAGATTTTGAGGTCATTGAGCCTTATAGCATTGGTATATTTTTCCAAGCAATGAAAGTTCAGGCAATCAAGGCATACGGACCTGACGCAGATTATTTAAGAGTTCCTTTTGCATTGATAATAGATTTCAAAGGATACGATGACGATGGCAATGTATCGAAGGATGACGGCAATTTAAGAAGACTTCGCAGAGTGATTCCAATAGGAATGAAGCAAGTAGAAATGTCTGCAAGTCAAGGAGGAGGCAGATATGCCTGCTCGGCTTATCCTTTTAATGAAACGGCAATGCGTGATGCATATGTTTCTATAAAAAAACAGGTCACATTGACTGGATCGACAATACATGAATTATTGCAAACTGGCGAAGACAGTTTAATGAATCAATTAAACAGCATAGGTTCAGACAAAAAAGCAAAACAAAAGCAGAATAAAGAAGGAGAATCAACTCCTGAATTGCCACACGAATCAACGGTGATATTTTTTCCAGATCCATTTGGCGTTGATGCAGAAGAATTAATTCCTTCAGAAGCGGATATAGCCGCCCTAAACGAAAACAGAGCCACAGTAACAAATTTTGGTGGTGCAGGAGACGAACAATATACTTCGGTGTTTACAGAAGCACGTACTTCAGACAAACAATTAACAAATATTTTTAGCACTGGTCAAAACGGAACTGTGAATGTTAGTAACTTTCTTGGAAGCACAGTGGGTGATGGCGGCGGATTAAGATTGAATCAGGGCAAAGGACAAAACTTCTTTGGAAATGATATAGGAAAATCTAAAATGTTGACTGCTGGAACCAATCCATTTAACAAAAAGAAATTTGAGGAAATGAATGTTGTATACGATCAAAGGACTAAAACATACAACAGAGGAAAAAGTACAATTAATTTCTTAAATGACGGTATCACGATGAATTTTGAGAAAGGTACAAAAGTAACAGACATAATCGAAAACGTTATTTTATTTTCTGAATATGGTCAGAGCATAGGAAGAGCAATAGATAGAAATAAAGAACCTGCACCTTTTGTTCCATGGTTCAGGATCCATCCACAAACTTGGCAATTGAAAGATGCTTACGTGTACAGTCTAACAGGTAATAATCCTAGGGTTTTTACCTACAATGTTATTCCTTACAAAGTAGCGGAGTCGATGTTTGTTGATCCTACAGATTTCTCAAAAGGATATGATTTATTACGAGCATCGGTTGTAAAAAAATATGATTACATATACACAGGCACAAACAAAGACATATTAAATTTTGACATAAATTATAGATTTACTTTCTTTGATGCACAGAGAGAACGTCCCAACGTAACCAGTAACACCAGCGACAGGGGTCAAGGAGAAAGATTTGAAACTGAAGTAGTGGGAAACAAAGATTCTAAATTTGAATACTTTCCAAGATCACAAAAAGTAATTACAGCAGGTACTCCGTTGGCTACTTCGGAAGACATGAATACCAGAGCAAGTGGATTAGAGGTAGATTCACCGGAAGTACAAGTGGCTAGACAAATTAATGAAAAAATAGTAAACAGTGACGTTGACCTTCTTTCGTTGGAAATGGAAATTGTGGGTGATACCTACTTCTTGCCTAACAGCGGACTGGGAAATTTAATCATTGCAGACAGTAGAAAACAGAATAAATCCGTAGATTTCGGACGGAACGAAATGGATTATTTGAATACCCAGGTATGTGTTGAGGTTAACTTCAACACTCCAGTCGACATAAATGAACAGACTGGAGATATGAATTTGGCGGCAATACAATCAGTTGAAAAGAAACAGACACTCAAACTTGGTGTTTTCAGTGCCATATACAGAGTAATTAAATGTACAAGTCAATTCAATGGCGGAAGATTTATACAAAATTTAAGTCTTGTTGCACCTTCGTCGATGACATTAGGACAAAAAACAAAATCGACTTCGACAGCAACACAAAAGGAAGTGAAAGGTCAAGGTAGTAGAGGAAAAACCGGGGATAAGAGTAAACAATGAAATTAGATAAAAGGCGATCACTCAACAAAGGCATAGAAAAAAATGCAGGACCCTACGAGGCAAAGGTTATAAATGTCTTAGATCCTGTGTACAGTGGTTCTATCGAGGTTGAATTATTGCGAAGCACAGATTCTGGTGCAGACGAATCTACAGGACAAAGAGTTGTGTGTAGATATCTTCATCCATTCTATGGTACAACCCACGTTCGGGGTCTCACAAAGAACGATGGATATGCTGACAGTCAACAAAGTTATGGTATGTGGTTCGTTCCACCCGATATTGGCAACAGAGTATTAGTGATGTTTGTAGAAGGTAATATCAACAGAGCCTTTTGGATTGGTTGTGTGCAACAGGCTACAATGAATTTTATGTTGCCAGATGGAAGACCTGCAACCACTATCACTGACACAGAAGATACATCTTTAATTGGAAAAAAATTACCTGTTGGTGAACACAATAAATTAAGGAATAGCGAAACCACAGTTACCAGTCCCCTTAATATTAAAAAACCAATCAATATTTTATTCAAAGCAGTTTTGGATACGCAAGGCTTGACTGCTGACGAAACAAGAGGATTGACCACATCTAGTGCAAGAAGAGAAGTGCCCAGTTCTGTGTTTGGAATTAGCACACCAGGACCTGTAGATAAAAGTGTTGTGGCAGGAGAATTTGCCACATCAAGACTCGGCGGTACTTCAATTGTTATGGATGATGGTGATGACAAATTTATTAGAAAAACAAAAGCAAGTGCTGGAAAATTTGAATATGTAAATGTTGAAGGCGCAGAAACTTCAGATGGTGATGCATCAGTACCACACAATGAATTATTTAGAATTAGAACACGTACAGGACACCAAATACTTTTACACAATTCAGAAGATTTAGTTTATGTTGCAAACGCAAATGGATCTGCGTGGATAGAAATGACCTCAAGTGGTAAGATTGACATATTTGCAAACGACAGTGTAAGTGTCCACAGTAAGGGTGATTTTAATTTTAAAACAGATAGGGATTTTAATCTTGAAGCGAATAGAAATATTAATTTAAAAGCAAACACAATTAACACAGAAGTTACAACAGAAAATTTAAAAGTGACTGGTACACAGACTAACCAGATAGGTGCGACACAAAATACAACTGTAGGTGCTACATCTAATCTTTATGCTGGTGCAAACGTAAACATTGATGTTGGTGGACTTGTGAATATTGCCAACGGTGTATTTTCTGGAGCGCCGGTTACAGATTTATCTGTGTTCACTAATCCAGGTGAAACAACAGATTCTATAATGAAACGTATTCCACAGCATGAACCTTGGACACATCACGAAAACTATGATCCAATAGCGGTGGCGGTGGACAAAACAGACAGGAGTGTGACCGATCAGATTGTTGTAGCAGATCCAGTAAACATTCCAGACACATTTAAAAATGCAAGGACTTAAGGAGCGTAAATAGTAGTATGTCAGAGAAAAAGTTATATAAAGATGTTACAGTAAGCAAAGGATCTTTGCCCACAGCCACTCCCACACAGAGAGCATACAGAGGCATAAGCACAGCCAATTCTGATAACCAAAAATTTGGCTTATATGATGTGGGACTTATAAAGCAAGACATCATCAATCATTTCCACATATCTCAGGGTGAAAAACTTGAGAATCCAACATTCGGCACTATAATCTGGGATATTATCCATGATCCAATGACTGAGGATTTAGAAGAAGCAATTAAACAAGATGTATTGAACATTATTAACCACGACCCAAGGGTGAGAGCAACTCAGGTCATTATCACACCCTTCGAAGCGGGTATACAGATTGAAGTTGATTTGCAATATCTAAAATATAATGTGTCAGAAAAACTTAGATTGACGTTTGATGAAAAGAATGGGTTAATAAATTAAATGCGTAGTTTACTTACACAAATAAATAATGGTATAAAAAGGAAAGTCAATGTCATCAACAGATAGATTAAACAGATTATTATTAGCAGAAGATTGGAAAAGAGTATACCAATCATACAAAAATGCAGAATTCCAAAGTTACGATTTCGATACTTTACGTAGAACAATGGTTCAATATCTACGTGACAACTATCCTGAAGATTTCAACGATTACATAGAGTCTTCAGAGTACCTTGCACTAATAGATTTAGTGGCTTTTCTTGGACAAAACATATCATACAGAATAGATTTAAATGCACGTGAGAATTTTTTAGAACTTGCAGATAGAAGAGATAGTGTTTTAAGACTTGCAAGACTTATTAGTTACAACGCAACAAGGAATCAAACTGCAAACGGTTTATTAAAATTAGTTGCTGTATCAACTACACAGAATATTGTAGATAGCAATAATTTAAATTTATCAGGACAAACTGTTACTTGGAACGATTCGGGTAATGCAAACTGGAATGAGCAATTTACAAAAGTTTTAAATGCGGCTTTGTCTGAAAATGAAAAATTTGGAAGTCCAATTAAAAGTGGAACTATAGATTCTATTCCTACTAATCAATATAGATTTAATTCTGCAAATTCAGATGTACCTGTGTATTCATTTACAAAAAATGTAGATGGATTAAATTTAGATTTCGATTTAGTATCAACAGGATTCAATGACAATGCAATAACAGAAGAAACTCCGACAGCAGGACTACCATTTAAAATTATCCACAGAGACGATGGAAAAGGCAGTGCAAGTAATAACACAGGATTCTTTGTGCATTTCAGACAAGGTGTTTTAGACCAAGGTGATTTTAATTTAGTTACTCCTTCAAATAATCAAACAGTTTCGGTTGATGCAAGTAATGTAAACAACACTGATGTTTGGTTGTGGGGATTAGATGGAGATGGTATTGAAACTAACCTTTGGACCAAAGTTGAATCAACATTAGGAAATAATGTAATTTACAATTCAACTGCAAAAAATATTAAAAACATTTACACTGTTCTTACAAAAAATAGAGATGCCATAGAATTAAAATTTGCTGATGGAACTTTCGGAAATTTACCTCAAGGCTCTTTTAGAGTATATTACAGAACAAGTGCAAATCGTTCAATAAGAATTACTCCAGAAGATATGCAAAATATTTCAATAGATATTGATTACACTTCTGCAAATGGTCAAACTGAAACAATGACGTTGACATTTGGATTGCAATACACAGTTGATAATGCAACAGGATCAGAAACAAGCGAAAACATAAAACAAAATGCTCCAGCAACTTATTACACACAGAACAGGATGATCACTGGTGAAGATTATAACGTTGCACCATTAGGTACAAATCAAGAGATAGTAAAAGTAAAAGCAACAAATAGAACATCTAGTGGAATATCAAGATATTTTGATTTAATTGATAGCACTGGAAAGTACAGCAATACAAATATTTTTGGAGCAGATGGTTCTATCTATAAAGAAGATACAGAAACTTTAGACAGTTTTAATTTTAGCACACAAACAGATGTGGAAGGCGTAATTGCAAATAAAATAGAACCGTTGTTAAGTGACAAAAAAACAAGAAACTATTATATTGAAAAATTTCCAAAAATTTTATTAACAGATTTAAATGCAACATGGAATCAAGTCACTTCGGCTACAAATTTATCTACTGGTAAGTTCACAAACAGTTCAACGGGAACGAACTATCAAGTAGGAACCTTTACAGCCAGTCAGATGAAATACATTGAACCTGGTGCAATGATTAAATTTGAAGCACCGACAGGTCAACATTTCATGGGTGACGACAATAACAAATTAATGAGCGGTAGTGCCGACCATCCTAATTCAAGAACTTATGTGTGGACTTCAGTTGTTAGTGTATTGAATGATGGAGTATCAAATTCAAGCACAGGAGATGGCGCAATACAATTAAATGATGTGATACCGACAAACGCAATAGCAACACAAATTTTACCTAAGTTTAGCAAACAATTAAGCGATGATGTAAAAACTTTAATGATTGACCAAGCATTTGCATACAATAATTTTGGATTGAGATATGATGTAGCAACTAGAAAATGGCAAGTAATTGACGAAAATAATCTAAATGTTTACGGTGTGTTCAGCACAGGAAAAACAGGTGACTTAACAAATCAACAATTAGACGCAAGTTGGATCATAAGATTTATAACTAACGGTTCCACATACACAGTTACTTCAAGAGGATTACGTTATGTGTTTGAAAGTAAAAAAGAAGTAAGATTCTTTTATGACAGTGCAGATAGAAACTTTAACGTGCAAACTGGAAAAACTTTACAGGACAAAATATCAGTTCTTGCAGTAAACACAAAACCAGACACAACTGCAAACTTTAATGTTGATATAAATTTTAGTGTTTCGACAGAATACAGAAACATAGAAGGTTATGTTGACAGTTCTAAAATTGAATTAAGTCAATACGACAGTGACCAAGATGGCATAGTGGATAATCCAGATGCTTTCAATCATGTTGTGGATCCATCAACAAATCCATTGACAAAATATGTATTCCAAAAATTAGTTACCGGAAGCACAGGCACAACAAGATATGACTATGTTGACGCCGCAACTGAAAAAATATATGTGAGACAAACAAGTGTTGGCACGATTGGTGACTACACTAACGGAGACATTGTGTATCTTGTAGACAGCGATTCTTTCAAACAAATTAATACCACTACAAACACAACATCAGATGTAACAAATTATATTGCTCATGTTGGTAGAGACAAAGTTAAATTTCAGTATGTACATACAGTTGATGGCAACACTAGATTGGATCCGAGTGCGTCGAACATCATCGATATGTACATCTTAACAAGAACATATGACACTGACTTTAGACTATGGTTAGATGGCACAAACGCAACAAAACCTTTGTTACCAAGCAGTGATTCACTTTTTACAAATTTTAATACTGCACTTGCTCCAATTAAATCAATAAGTGACACAATCATATATCATCCGGTAAAATATAAAGTATTGTTTGGATCGAATGCAGATTCAAGCCTACAGGCTACATTTAAGGTTGTAAAAAATCCAGATCAAGTCACTAACGATGCTGACATCAAGAGCAGAGTGATTGATGCAATGAACTTATTCTTTTCTTTGGACAACTGGGAGTTCGGCGACACTTTCTTCTTTACGGAATTAAGCACATTTGTGATGAATACACTTGCGCCGGATATTTCAACATTTGTAATTGTTCCTAATGCGGGATCACAGACATTTGGAAGTTTATATGAATTAAGAAGTGAAAATGATGAAATATTCATCAGTGGCGCTAAAGTCACAGACGTACAGATTATTGATGCCATAACTGCAAGTAACTTGAAAGCGTCAGGATCAATTGTAACAAGCACATCATCAGACACAGGATTGAGCGGCACATTGACACTAGGCAGTGCGTCATCATCTACGTCAACTTCAACAAGCACTAGTACAAGTACAAGTTCGGGTTCAGGATCATCAGGAGGCTCTAGTGGAGGAAGTGGATATTAATGGCATACGACAAAGATCAACAGGAATTTCCGTTACCAACTGGGTCGAATAATTC